ACATTTAGCAATATCTGTCTGTACTTGATTTGAAACATAACTCTTATTACTGAGATTATTAATAAGTTCAGGAACAGAACCAAGACAGGCATCAATCGGAACTTCTACATCACCTCTGTTTTTAATGATTTGAAGTATTGTATTTTGAAGTTCTACTAATGAGTTTAAATTATATTCTATTTCTCTCTTTGCCATATTATACTCCTAATAGTTTTTCTAATATTTCATTTATTTTACCTACTAAAGACATATCATCTATCTTGCCGTCCATATCATCAACCTTTGCTGCCACTCTGTGAATTTCATCATGGAGTTCTTCTTCTAATGAACCAACTATATTACTTAGATTATTGATGTTGTTATGAATGGTTGGAATATCTTCTGTTGCTGTAATTTCCAGTTGTGATATTCTTGTCTCATTCGCATTAATGGCATCAGCAAGGTAGTGTATTTCTTGGTGTAGTTCGTCATCTTCTTCTTGAAGGTCTGTTATATCTGAGTTTATATCACTAAGTGCTGAATTGGTTTGATTTTTGTATTCATTTACATTAGTGGTATATCTGTCTACTGTTTGTTCTAAGTCATCTATTCTGACTTCAAGAACATCATAATTTAAATTTGTAGCCATATCGTTTATTTTGTATTTATTATGTTATAGATATTGTTGAGTTGAGTTGTAATATCTGGTAAATCGGTGTTTTTGATTTTAGATTTGAACTCAGTAAAATCTCTGAATAAATCAAGTAATCTATCCTCTAATCGTGTAATGTCGTTACCATAATCTTTCACCTGAATACCATCAACTGCATCCTTCACAATATTTATTTTACTATTGCAGTTTACGATCCTGTTTTCTAATTGGGTTTTGTTCTCTGCAATGGTTTGTGTTACTCGGTTATTAATATCTGAAATACGGCCTTCGATAGTATTATTACATTCAATCTGTATTCCATCAATCTTGTTATCCAAAGCGTTGATATTATTATTGGCTTCGGTTTTATGATTAGAAATGATATTAGATAAGTCAGTATAGTCTTCTGTATGTTTACTTAATATTTGTGTTTCCTTATCCTCTATCATTTGTGTTGTTATGTCGTAGTTCTCATCTATCTTATCTTCCAATGAGTCTACTTTGTTTGCGATAGTGTTAATTCTGCTACTAGCTGATTCACCAACAGAAGTGATGTTTGATGATAATCTTTCAATATTATTATCGATGCCATCAAATCTGTTGTCATAAGAACCATCTATACGTCTAATGTTGTTTTCGTTTGTGGCAATTCTGGTCTCTAATGTATTAAGGAATGTTTCCATGTCACCAAGTTGCATTCCCATTCTGTTTATCTGATTAGTGACGTTATTTTGAACACTCTCTAAACCATATTCAACGATAGATAAATCTTCTCGATATTTGTCTTCAAGTCGTTTCATTCTGTTTACATTAGATTGAAGCCCTGAACTAATATTGTCATATTGGTTACTAAGGTTATTTAAGCGTTGATTTACAGAATTCTTGTGTGTATTATAACCTTCGCTTAAGTTGGTTATATTTATTCTTAGTGTTCCAATATCATTACTTAAAGAAGCCACACTAATTTGTAGAGATTCGACAAGTTGTGATAATCTTGAATAAATCTCATTTACTCTTACTTCTAATTGTTCTATTTGTATGCTCATAATTAAAATAATCGATTAGTTTATGATACCACTTTAACAGTAGTTCGATACTATTAAAGCAACAACGATACAAGTTTCACTGGCCTAGCAACCAGACACTTAATTATATATCTGTTGTTATTTAATAATAAAATTTTTGATTGTGTTTTGTTACAATCATGAAAGGGTATTATAACTCCTGCCAATATATTGATATATCAGCAGAAGTCATAATTATAAAATTGTAGTATTAGATTAGTATTCGATGAGTTTTAGCTCATTGGTATTCGCCTTAACATCATACTCTTGTTCATCTACCACCATATTTAAATTATTAATGGCATTAACACTTACACATTTCCAAGGTTCATAATAACCATGAACTATGCAGTTATATATCTTCTTTGGATTAGTATGGTGTTCTACATATCTGTCTATGATATTAAGTTCTTCTACTTTCACTTCGTTTGTATGTGGACGATAGAATCCTTCTGAGTGATATACAACTTTGTCTACCTTAGTAATATCGATGGTACCAGTTTCATATTTCATTGTTGCTGGATATATATCATCTGGTGGTGGAGTTAAATAATCACCATATCTCTCAGTTATAAATTCTATTTGTCCAGCTTCAACGGCAGCGGCATAAAATGCTGTTGCAGTAGAGTCATTTAATGCGTCAGCTTGATTTGTATACCACTCTCCAATACGCAAAACAGTAACATATTGACCACTTGTAGTGTCTTCATATCTTTTTAGATAACCACGTATAATTTCACCATCACCAACTCTAACAAATGCATCATAACCACCACTAAATATAAACAATGGATATTGAGTATTATACCATTCAGCATAATAATCATAGTATTCTGTATCAAACTCATTTATATAGATTTCATAGGCATATTTGTTGTTGTTATATGCATCTTTGAATTGTTTTGGATTTTGATTTTGTGAAAAATTAGTAGATGCAATATAATAGCGTTCATCTGATTGGAAACTGAGTGGTTCTAATATGTATGATTGTGAGATTGGTTGTTTCTTGTTATATGTGTTTATCTTAAATGATAAATCACTTGACTCTATTACATTGTTTGAGTCAATTTCGTTTGTGTATATAATATCATCATCATCTTCTAAATCTTTAAAATTATACCAAGGATTTCCAACAGGTGCAGATACTAATTCCAATGACAAATCTTTCATGAATATGGCTGGTGGTGTAAGTTTGTAGTTGAAATAGTCAATAGGAGCTGGAGCAACTTCACCGGCTATTATATCAGTACCTTTCCATGGATAATTTTGTCCTTCTGATGGCCAGTTATAAGTAACAAACATACCCTCTGTATAATGAACAAATGGCATATATATATCAAATTTAAGAATACCATGCAAGCCATCTTCATAACTAATTGGAATAACAAACGCTTCTTCATTGATGTTTGATAGATAGGTGTGGTTTGTTACTGGCTTCATCCAGTCATTATAAACGATTGATTCATTTTCAGAAGTAACGTTTTCTTTATGATATTTTATCCAAAACGTACATTCTGTATTAACCCAACTGTTACCATTCCAATATTTATCACCTATTTGTAATTTCATCTTTAATTGTGGCCATCCTTTATTATAATCAGTTTGCCCTGGGGCGCGTTGATAAATTGGGTATGAATTATTTCCACCCGCTTCTTTGATTGGGAACAACCAACCACTATAGTTGTGGGTATTTTGTTCGTGCATCCAAATATTATATGTAAAATTATCTAATGTACAATTTTGTTGAAGAAGCATATCACCTTTAAAACAAAGATAGTTTCTACTATCTCCATTGGCTGGTGAAAATTGAATATCACGTTTACTTTCATATGTCAATACAGGATAACGACAACATGCATTAGTATAAAAATTCCACCAATAATCATACATTGTACCCCAGTTCTCTGTTAAAGTCCAACGGTTAGTATAAAATTCTCTCAACCATTGAAGTTGTGGGAAAAATATCAACATATCATCCCAGTCTATTTTAGCAGGGATAGCTTTTGTCATTTCATACACGAAAAGTTGTGCTGGCAAACAAGTTTGTCCTGCGATTTGGTTTAATTGACCACCAGTAGGCCAAGGAAATTCAGCGCGTGATTCTGCTATTGATTCATGCTGGTTTATAAATGATGGACCTACAACCCAACCTAAACTAGAACCACCATATAGTGTATTTGTATTATTATGAGTTTGCCAGCGACCAAATGCATTTTCGGCTTTGTTATTTTTAAACTCAAATAAACGAGTAAGTGCTTGATATATCTTACCATTCTTCCCAACTGTATGCCATTCTTCAGTTTTGTAATAAGTTGAACGGCCAGCAACATCCATTGGTTCGTATACTAATTCGTCATCTTCTACTTCTTTCGTTTCCGCTTCGGCTTTTACTTTATTATAAACTTCATCTAATTCAATATCGTGGTCTTCGCCAGCGTAATCTTCCATTGTGATTGACTCAGGCACACTAACCATGTTATGTGTACCATCTAGTATGTTTATAAATTCTAATTCATCACTGGCTGATAACCACTCATGTTCAACATCGTATTTAGCTATACTTTCATAGTCTAATAAATATACGTCTTCACCATATGGAACAGCAGTTAAACAGAAGTATTTACATATTTCTTCCAATACTTCATAATAACTCATTACATCATCCTCATCCTCACCCATAAATAAGTCTTCTGCAATAAATTCATATTGTGTAGGATAAAAACCATCCGTCTTACCTTTATTCATTTGCATAGCAACTTTTGGAACATATATCTTACCCGGATAGCCAGCGACAGTTTTCAAACTATATTCCAAAACACTTGCAACACTTACTAACTCAGGTGATTCTCCATTTTGAAAACCATATTTAAAATCTTGTAATGTTGATAATGCGTCTACCGCTTCTAATGATAGTTCGTTTAAATAAGTATATGGTTGATTATATTCACAAGGTGTTAAATAACCAAAGAATAAACATTCACCAGTTGTCAAATTGTGTACTATTACTTTTGTACCATGTGATGAACCACTATACATATCAAAATATGGTGCAAGAGTAACAATCGTAATTTCACAACTTCTAGATTTTATTGGAGAAAATAAGCCATCTGAACTTTGTGATATGATAACTGGAGATTCATCCACAAAGGTTAAACTTGTTTCTTCTGTTTCGTCATTTTGGGTGATTATTTGAACTTGTATTGTTTCTTCATTTATATTCTTAAATCTTCCTTTGTATAACATGTAGTTTATATATATATTTGTCTTCTTATTTAATAATAAACAAAAGACCCTTCGCTATAACTGAAATAGCGAAAGGTCTATCAGAATATATATAATCAAACCACTTTAAGTTAGATTCTACTTTTTACTCTATTGTAGTTTTTGAGTGTTCCTTCAAGTGACTTACCTTTTATAACAAACTTCACATCTTGTTTTCTTGCTCTACCTGATTGTGTCATACCGAGTTCACCATTTAACAAACTAAATAGATGTTTTTGTTGAGTACCGTTTAATATCATTTCAGATCCATTCACCCTCACCAAATTATAGTCACCAATTTTAGAACCACTACCTACGATACCACCTTCTGCGAAACAACTAAATACCATTGTGAAACCAGCAACTACGGCTGCGATACCAGCAGCAATAGCGGCAATGTTAGCAGGGAAAGGTAATGATGAACCTGATTCAGTAGCACCAGCAATAGCACTTGCTTCTTTTACACCCAACTTACCAACTTCTGATTGTGTTTCTGCTTGGTCATTTGCTATTTTTTGTTGAGTTGTGGCATTACTGATTGCACTAAACATTTGCATAACTGATTGTATGGATTCAATAGCAGTTATTACGTTTTGAATAGTACCGATAGTTGCACTAAATACGGAGTTCACCTTTTCAAAACTACTCATATCATCCCAGTTTTCTGAGAGATTTTGCCATTGGTCAACAGTACCTTCGATTGAACCTTGAAGATTTTCTAAACCACCAATACCTTCTTTTACGGTCTTCATCGACTTAGATTTAAGGTCAGCTTTGTCAGTAAGTTGTTGGGCATTCTTAGCGGCATCTTTATATGCATCAGATAGTTCTTCTACCTTATCCTTTGCATCTTCATATATATCACTAAGTTCTTTCTCATTGTCAGTTAATTCGCCACCTAATTTAGCCTTTTCCTGTATGAGTTGATACTGTTCCTGTAATGATTTAATTATTTGATTTTGAAAGTTTAATTCATTTTCTAAGTTTGCAGCTATGTTTTGTGCTTCTTCAACTTTGTTACGTGGTTCTCTACTTAAACCATATTGTTGTTCTGTCTCATGTTCACTTATCTTCTCTTTTACTTTATCAATATCCTTATCTTGAACAACAGGTTTTAATACAAGTTCTATATCATTCTTTTTGCCAGTAAGTTCATCTATTTCCTTTTGAATACGTTTTCTATCGGCATCATTAACAGCAAGTTTTAACTCTGCTTGTTTATCTGAAATTTGTTTTTCAAGATAACTAAGAGAACCTTCTGGTATTTGTGGTTTTAATGATAGTTCAATGGCTTTCTTTTGTTCAGTAAGTTCATCTATTTCTTTTTGTATACGTTTTCTATCTTCATCATTTACGGCAAGTTTTAACTTTGCTTGTTTATCTGAGATTTGTTTTTCAATATAACCAAGTGAACCTTTGTCATATTTCACTTCTGATGAAGTTGATGAACCACCACCTTTACCATCTTTATCTTTTTTCTTTTTACGTTTGGGATTATCGCCTTGTGGATTTAATGGATTCTTTTTAATTACATTGGTGGTTGCTTTATGTTTCTTCTCAAATTCATCATAAAAACTATCTATATCACTTTCAAATTTATCTGTCTTAAATGCATCTTCTAAATGTTTTTTAACGCCATCAAAATCAAGATTTGCTAATGATTCCCATGCAGCAGCTAATTCATTTAATGAGTATGATATTTGGTTGATTGCTGCTTGTGAATATGCACACCATAATTCTGTACTTCCCTTAAGTTCGTTTACTCCTTCTATACACCATGCAAGTGCTTCATAGAAGTATGTTTTTGCCTTTGTACCCATTGTCTCCCAACCAGCACCCGCAATGCCAAACATTTCAGCCATAGCAGCTTCAAGACGTCTGTCTGCGTCAGCTAAGTCATTAAGTGACTTACCATAATCACCTGTTTTACCTTTTACAACATCTAAATTCGTTTCTACATCAGATAAGGCAGTGATTAAATCATAACCAGCACTTGCACCTTGTCTACCAAATACGTCTTGTAATACTTGACCAACTTCCTGTGATTGTGGTGGTAATTCTTTTAACTTGTTAGCGATTTCCTGTATAGCCTGCATTGTGGTCATAGAACCATCTGCAAGTTTCTTAGTCATGGCATCAGCATCAACACCAATGGCCTTCAATGACTCAGAAGTTGTATCTTTCATCAAACGGATATTTTTAGCAGCCATTTGTATAGCTTGCATACCGTTTTCATCGAATATACCACTTCGTGTATTGGCTATAAGTGCAACTAATTCACTTGCTTCTATACCAGCATCTTTGAATGAACCTGCATATTGTTGAATGAGTGATAACATATTACCAGCATCATCAGCACCAGCAACAAAACCATCACGTATGATTTGAAGTGCAGTTTCTCCATCGATACCATATAATACCATCAACTTGTCTACTGCCTGCAATACTTCCTTATAATCTTTATCCCATACGTCTGCAACCGATTTGATACCATTACGTAAACTAACTAATGCATCACCAGTCAAACCAGTAAACTCACTTGTTATACGTAATGTGTGTTCGAAGTTCTTATTGTATGAATATAATGCAGTACCAGCACCAACTATTGCAGCTCCAGCTAAAACATATGGGTTAGCGAGAACTGGTCCAATGCTGGCTAACATAGAAGTTTTAGATGCAACTGTACCTAATGCTTGACCACCTTGCATACCGAGTGTGTTCATTGCACCGGCAGCGCCAGAAACGTTTACCGATAAGTTTTTGAAGATACTACTAATGCCACTCAGATTCTTTATATTACCACCAAATGATGTAGTTTTATTATTCAAATTAGTCATCTCCTGATTGGTTTGACTAATTTGAGTTGTAAGAGTTTTGAGTTTATCTTGTGCAGTGATTAAGGTACTAGATAATGACTTACCAAAATCACCATTCTTCGCTTCTTCCGATAAGTTTGCCCATTGTATTTTAAGTTCTTTAATCTGGCTGGTCAATGCTGATTGTTGTTGTTTGGCATTCATCGTACCAGACGCAACCTTTTCCAATGATTTAATAACACGCTGATAACTAGCAACTTGTTCACTCGTTACCTGTGTGTTTTTCTTTATTTCAGCACTTTGTTGTTTAGTGCCATTTATAAATTTATTAAGCATGTACTTCGCAGATTTCACTTCTTCTACGAACTTGCTTGTATCAGCTCCAATTACAGCCGTTAAATTTGCCATATAGTAATTTCGTTATTTTTCTAATACGTTTTTGATGAACGTGTTCAATGTTGATTCTGCATTTGTCATACCTGTATCAACTGCATTATTAGGTTTAATATATCCTTTTGTGTAGGGTTTTATGTTTTTACCATTACGTTTAGTTTGTGTACGTGGAATTGTACCACCTACAAAGAACCTTGTTTTATACGTGTCGTAATTGTCTCTTGTACCTAATGAGTGGATTTTTACCTTTGAGTCGTTTAATTTACCAACTGAAATACCTTCTGCTAATTTGGCTAAATCTCCTGTATGTGATTTATATATTGAAGAACTTGAAATGAACGCTTGTCGCATGGCATCTCTAATGTGAAATGCCGCAGCTAAAATCGCTCTATCAATTCGATGTATCATTTCATCTGAATAGTGAGTTAAATCGTTTGAATCGTATATTAGTTTTGATGCTCCCATTGTTGTGCTAATTTCTTTAATCGTTCTATATCTTCATTTGATATGTGTGTATCTGATTCTTCTCTAACAAAGTCCTCAATATCCTTTTCTTCCCAAGGGAATTTACATATATCTTGTTGAGTTAGTTTTCTACGTGAGTTTACTTGTGCAGTAACGTATGAAACCAATCTCTGTGACTCCCATAAATTTCTATCTAGATGTGGTAAATAATCAATAAGGTCATTTATCTCCCAATAAGTACACTCATCCATGAAGTAAGGTACATCTATCAACTTAAATTCGAATACCAGAACCCTAAATACATAGTGAGTTAGCAGCTTAGGTATTTCACCTGAACTGTCATTCTGTTTTAATTTTTTTTTAATCCATTATGTACAGCGACAACATCTATTAGCCATTGTGAGAACTCATTCACAACGTCTACGTTTTCATCTAGATAATCTATAAATTCGTCATAAGAAATAGAATAATCTTTTGCTGATGAAAGTACCACACAATACATATAAGTGATTATATCTGTCATTGTGCTAGGTGAAAAGGTCTTCTCCGTAATATTCTCATACATGAGCATACTACGCATAGTATATTTTAATTCTATTTCTTTGTCTTTTATTGTGATTTTCATGGTTATATTCTGATATTTTTAGTAATTGAGGGTGCAACTTATTCACAAAATTACACCCTCATTATATGTTGAATTGAATACTTATTCTCCGTCGTTTTGTTCTTCTTCTGGTTCACCGTTAATAGCAGTTTTCTTAATTGAACCGGTACCTGTAAGAGTAACTGAATAAGTTGCATTTTCACCGTTGTTTGCGTTGGCTACAAGTGAAGTTATAATAACAAAACCTTCATAGAATGTGTTTTGTGAAGTCCAGTATGGAAGAGCTAAATCTCCATCAGCAACATTCTTTGATTTGTCAAGTTGTTCAGTTTTCAAACCGAATCTTACTTTGATGGCTTCACCAGTAAGCATTGCATCAAACATTGAGTCGTATTCAGCAGAAGTGTAAAGGTTTTCAGAAGTAATTTCCCAAGTGTATCTTGAAATTTCAGAAGCACCCCAAATACCGTGGTCTTTACTTGAAATATCGGCTGTTTCTGCAGTTATTGTTAATGTGTGGTTTGTTGCATATGCATATGAGTGACCATCAGAGTTGAAAAGCATAAGGTCTCTACCTTTAATTATTTTGTTTGCCATAGTATTTTTTAAAGATTATTTATTTTTAAGTTGAACTGCATTGTTTGGATAAATGCATTTTCTAGAAAGTCCTCAGAAGCCATATTGATAGTTACATCGTTTATCTCCATGTCTTCGAAACACATATAAGGTCTTTGAAGAAGCGAGCGTATGATGTTAGCTAATTGGACACCAACCGAATATTTATCTGAAACTATCTTGATTTCAATAGTTACAGTATCTTCGAAATTGCCATCCTTACAGATATTTGATGCCAGGTTAGTGCGCTTATAAATAATAAATGGAAATTTGGCGTCATTATCGGCAATCAATGGATAAAGTTTTGCCTGTGTTTCTTGTATTTCTTGGCTGTTAGTTAATGCGTAGTTTATATATTTGCCAATTTCTAGTGTGTTAATCATTTACTAATTCCACTCGTATTATTTTTTTCATCTGTTTTTCGTCTGGTTCTATATCTAAGATTCTGTATTCTTTGTTGTTCCAAACTATTCTGTCAAAATCATCAACAGGAACATAATCACGTATTTCAAAGGTTTTTGTCTGAGCGTAGAAAACTTCATCATTATACTCAACACGACCACCATTTGTATGAATTAACCTTGCTCTAGTTGTGTATTTTGTTTGCCATTCAGTTGTTTGTTCACCATACTCATTTCTTGTAAGTATGGCTGTTTTTATTTCTATTCGTTCCTTTAAAAGTCCAGCTCTCATATCCCATAATTATATATTTGCGTTGTTGTAATCACGATACATATTGAGTATGTATGTCAATGATTGCGGAACTTCTCTTGGAGTAGCGTATGACACTGATTCACGATTGTCATACATATTGCCGACAAATAGAAGTATTGCATGAAGAAGGGGCTTTGGAAGCTCACCTTCTTCATCAATTATTGTATCTAATTTCTTATCAATATGCTTCTGAACCAAATCTTCTGCAACACCTTCAAGAAGTGTGATATATTCATCATCTTCTTCAAAGTCTGCATCGATGTTTAAGTGTTTTTTAAGTATGTCTAAATTTACTAACACATTGATAATAAATATTTTTATAGCGTGTATTATTCAGTAGCAGTTGTACCGAATGCAAGACCTTCTGGACGGATAAGAGCACCATCAACAAAAGCGTTTACAACGATAGTAACTTGACCGTTACCAACTGATTGTACGTCACGAACTACATCGATTTGTACGTTATCCCATGCAGCGATAACTACGTTAGAGAAGTCACCATAAATAAGGTTCTTACCACTAACGTGAGAAGTAGCTAATACTTCTGTACCATCGATAGTACCATTTTCCATAACAAGTTGTGTAGACTTTGTTGATTTAGCCATTGCACGTAAGTCACCTTTTGCAGCAGGAGATACGATGTACTTCATATCACCATATACGTTGTTTGTTTCAACAGTTGCTTCAAGAGAAGTGATACCTTTGAAGTCTGTAATTTGAGTTGGAGTAACACCATTGAAAAGACCAGCTGGGATAGTAGCAGAACCAGCACCAGCACCTAAAAGAACTTCTTCAAGTTTAGCGTTTACAGCAGCGATAATATCTTCACGGATTTTAGCTTCAACACCAACAGAGTCTTGTGCTAAAAGTTGAAGTGAAATAGGATATTTAGCTGTGATACGTTTTGGAGATAATGTCTTCTTAGTGAATACGCCAGAACCATCGTTAGCCGCGTCTGTTTCTCCTTCGAAAGAACAAGATACCTTACCCATAAGTGGGATTTGAACATTGTTCTTAATACCACTGATATATTGAGCACCAGCAGCTACAAGTACGTTCTTAGCACGGAGTGGGCCCCAAATATCAAAGATGTCAGTTTGAACTACGTCTTCACCTTCTGCGTTAACAGTGTAAGCACGTACTTCGTTAAGGTTAAATGATTTACCAGTTTCAAGAGAGTTACGTAACTCTTTCATTAAATTAAATTTTTGTTCCATTGTAATATTACGGTTATTTTTATCTTCTTTTTCAGGATCTGCTTCCTCATCAGAATCAGATTTGTCTTTGTTTTCGTCTTCCTTATTTTCGTTTTCAGGTTGTTCACCTTCAGGTTGTTCGTCTTCCTTCTTATTTTCTTCTTCTTCCTCTTTATTTTCGTCTTTGTTTTCAGAATCTTCAAGTGATTTGACTTCTTCTTTGAGTTGTTCTAATTCCTCTTTGATAGAATCAAATTCTTTCTTTTCATCTTCTGTCATTTCACGAACTTCACCCTTACAAGTATCAACAATCTCCTGACAGCGATTTATAAGTTGAGTTTGTTTTTCTTTTATTTCAGTTAAAGTCATGTGTTTTTCTTGGTTTATTTGATGATACTCAGCATATTTATAGCATCGTATCTTTATTTAATAATAATAATTTTTCGAGCGAATGTTAAATAGTATGGTGATTAGATTAAATTCGCCTTCAAATCATTTATCATCTTATCATATTTCGCTTCACGTTCATTGATTTTTTCAACCTCATCCATACTTCTTTTATCTACCGATGTTGCTAAGTATGCAGGTTGCCATACAGGTGAAACATCGAACAAATAAGCAATTTTGTTGATTGTTCGATAAAGTTTACCATCACGTTTCTCCCACTTTTGAGCAGTAGTATCATCCTGAGATATAGCAAATGCGAAACTTGATTGATATATCTCACCACGTCTGATATTTTCAAGTAATGTATTACCTAAATCAGTGTTTGGAGCTTCAAATTCATATTTAAGGCCTTTCTCATCTACTGTTAATCTAAGAGAACCTTTGCCTTGATTTGAACGTGCTAAAATTTTGTTATCGTCATGATTGAACTTTGCAAATACATCACATGAGTCAACTAATTCTTGTGTTATAGCACCACGTTTGATTGTCTCAATAAAGCCTAAATCTTGTGACTCTGTATCAAACACAACTGCATAACCAGTGATTGTACGTGACTCAGGTGATTCTAATGCTCTGAGTTCAACATTACCGATGTTTCTAATTATCTTGTCCATCCTCATTTTCCTCAGTATTTTTGTCTTTTCCTGTTAAGGTATTATTATCAACATTAGTGTATGGGATAATGATTTCATCAAGACCTTGAAGTGGATTAAGACCTAAACCTCTACGCGCTTCATTTCTTGTTATAATGCCAGCTTCCACTAATGTTTTGTAATATGTAGCGATTGAATTTTGGTCACCTCTGATTAAATATGTTTCGTCCAAATCGATTGTGAAACCTTCCTCAGTAGGACCAATAAGTTTTCTGTTAAACTCACATTCTACCATTGATATGTATGGTAATAATGTGTGTGTTACGAACTCTATATTTGCAGCTTCAATAGTGTTGTAACTTGATTTTGAAAGGTCACCTAAAAGAACCGGGTTGATGTTGAAGAATCTGGCAATTTCAGTCACATTGAAAAGACGAGTTTCTAACATTTGTGACTCATTTGCACTGTTCGCTATTGGTTTGTATTCCATATCATCATCAAGAATTACAAGTCCTGATGAGTTATTACCACTGTGAACGTCTGCAAATGCCTGTCTTGCCTTTTCTTTTGAATCTCTACGTGAACCCTTAATAGTCAACGCACCTGAAATGGCACAACCTGAACTATAATAATTACTAGCTGCCTTATCAGTTGCCTTTGCTATACCCAATATAGAATTTGCGAAACCAGTTAAACTACGACCTTGTATGCCATTTGATTGATTGTTTTTATACAAGTGAAGTACATCTTTTGGCTCTACAAATTTTTGAAGATAGTTTATTTTATATCTTAATCTGTGTGTTTGCTCATTATAGTCAATAGAGTATGAACCTCTAGGGCAATAAATTAAGTTTATTGGTGTTCCGTCATTACTTGAACGTTCAATATAGCATAATGCATCACCCCAGTCAATAACATCCTGTATCAAGGCTTTCATAAGGTTGAACTTTGATAAAAGGTTAGTTTTGAAAAGTTTATTGACGATGTGGTTACTTACTATCTCATTATTGTACTTAACATTGATTGGAAGTTGTGCTAATGAGTTAGATATGATTTCACGGGCACCAAAAAATGCAGATAAACTAGTAGCAGATGAGTCTAAGAGAAACTGTCCGAATATAACAGATGATGCTCCACTACCTTCCGCTTGCTGTATTGTTTGGGCATTATTATTTCTTTTGAATATGTCTGATATTTTCATTGTATTAGTTAGCGTTTATATTTAATAATAACATTTATTCCCCAAAATGATTAATATGTGGTAATCTACTAGAGATTAACACTAAGAACTTCACCATCAGAATAGTTATGTTTATCCAAATAACCACCTAACGATTGTATCATAGAAATAACCGGGTCAATCTTTCTACTTCGGTCATTGTTTGACTTCATTGGTTTGCAGTTGTCATTAGCATCAAACTTCAATGAAACATTACCGAAACACCATCTTACAACTGGATTATTATCTATGACTACTTTGCCTTGTCGTATTAGCATTTCAAGGAATTTAGTTGGTCTGTTGAAATTACCGACCGCCTGTGAATAAGGAACAAGTGGCAAACCTTCATCTGTTGCATTAATCGCCCATTGTGTAGCGTTCCATGCGTCATATGCCACGTTCACTATATATGTTTGTTTGTATAGTTGAAGTTGGTCTCTTAATATGAAGTCATAATCCACAACATTACCAGATGTAACGGTCAAACTCTTATTGTTCTTCCATACTTTATATTGTTCAGCATTCATACTCTCATACAATGCCGATTCTGGTAAATAGACGTATGTTTTAAATACGAACTTGTCTGGCCATTTTTTACGTTCAGGATTTGGTGGAAACATAATGGTTGTGGAAGTCAAGTCAGAAACGGCAGATAAGTCCACACCCAAAAAACTTTCTTCATCCTTAAAGTCATCTAATACCACATTATCAGATGAGTTCAATATATAACTATCAGGAATCCAAACATTCTTAGATTGACAGAACATATTGAAGTTCTTTGTTTTTACACCTACTTCCTGGGCTGGTGTATTTATGGCTGATTTTACTTGGTCTTTAAGGTATTTTATTGTTACTGTTTGACCTAATGATGGAGCACATTTTATCCAATTCTTCTCATCTTGCCAATCATCATGTTCATCCAGTTCATATATTGCTGCGAACTGACTATCATCGTCTTTAAGTCCTTTCAATATCTCTAAACAAGTTGTTCGATATTCATAACAAGGATAACCATCAAGAAGAAAGCCTGCAGTGGTAATTACAATGGCCAATGGTTGTTGTCTCATACCCTGTGATGACTTCATTACGTTGTATAATGACCAGTCCTTTGCAGCATGCATTTCGTCAAGTATGAAACAACTGGAGTTATATCCATCGTTACCCATTGCATCAGATGATAAGACCTGAATTGATGACTTTGTTTTAGGTATTTCAATGACTGAGCGTTTTCGTCTAATCGTCTTTCTTTTCGGATCGAGTGACTCAGCGAAGTTATAACACATTTGGAAACATATACTAGCCTGTTGTCGTGAATTGGCAACCAACTCTATTTCAGCATTATTTTCGTGGTCAGCAATGGCACAACACAAACCAAGAGCAGCCGCAAATGCCGTTTTTCCAGCTTTACGACTAATCATAATAAATACGTTGTTTATCACTCTAAGTCCAGTTTCTTTATACTTGAAACCGAAGATATGAGCAACACACCAACTTTGCCAAGGTAATAAGATAAAAGGTTTGCCGTTATGTTGACCTGTTGAGTGTTTCATAAGGCTGATGAACCTTATCTTACTGTCAACATCTTCTGTGTCGAAATATATATCCTCTCTATCAAACCACGATATATATCTCTTACAAGCTAATTTAATGGCTTCACATGATGCAATACGACCTTCTACAACATCTTTTGCATATTTATTATATACCTTACTTTCATCTATCATTTAGTTTGGGATGAATATATTTCTTATAGGTATTCATCCAATGGTGAATTATAGTCATCACCATCTGACTGAGACAACTTTTTTATTTTCTCCTTCATCATAGTAGAAGAAGGGAAATTACTAAGAAGTTTGATGATTGTTTGTTGTGAACTGTTGAATTGTTGAACTGCATGGTTTTTCACAGTGCGTTCTTTAAAGTCCAACTTTTCGAAACCTTCCTTCTTGATTGAGTCGATAGATTTATATAGCATATCTAGGTTTATCGCTAACAGGTCAAGTGTTAGTAAGAAACCATCCTCAATATCGTAGTTGTCTATGATGTTATTCATTTGTTCGCGTACTTCTGCTCGATAGTCCGCATATCTTTTTTTATAATCCATATAATATTTTAATCTATTTATTTTTCTTTGTTACAGAAAGTGTATAAAAACCATAAAAGGGTACAGGACAAATTTTCGTTGAAATTTACGGATTTTATGAAGGAAATTTGGTGAGGTATTTCCTTTATGAATCGCTTAAAAAACGGTATACCAGCCCTTATTTTTTTATTTTTCTAAGTTGACGGTGGATTTCATCATGACATTCATAACACAACGACATTAAGTTGTGTTCATCAGTCAACAAACTATATCTTTCGTCTTCTGTTTTTCCTGTACTAAATGGTTGTAAATGATGAACCTCATTTGCTGGTTTGACGATACCTTTACTTAAACATAACTCACATAAAGGATTGCGTCTTATATAATAGTTTCGTAGGTTCCTCCATTGTTTGGTATTGTAATACTTCTGAGTATTATCGTGTTTATATGGTATCTCTTTATATCTTATCTTATTCTTATTTATTGTAGGCAATTATATAGTGTATCATATATTTGGTATAAAACCTTCATAACTGTTGCTCTTGTTCATTCTAGTGATGTATAATTTATCTTCTAATAGTTTATATATCCATAGTAGTTTGACGTTCCTAGAATGAACAAGAGATACAAAATATTAGGTTCCTTGATGAGCATATATATTGAGTAATTTGTTCTTCTTATAGTGTAGTGATTCTCTTTTAGCATATAGTGATTTCAATACAGATATATCATACAATGGTTCATACTCAAACTCTGCTCTTAAATAGTTTATCTTATGTTTAAGTTGCTTTATTTTACGTTCTGTTTGTTCTATTTGTAAATCTATAAATTCTAAATCACCTTTCATCCTTTTTATTTAATAATAAATTTTCAATGTATAATAGTGATTCTTCCAATTCGATTAGCCTTTGTAGTTTGTCTATTATTTCACGTCTTCCACTTCTATTTGATGTTTCTTTTTGTAGAGAATCGGGATCTATTAACTTTGCCATTTTATATGTTTTTATATATTTGTTCAAAACCATTATTCTCGTTCATCCTGATGATGTCTAATCTATTTTATAATAGTTTATATATCTTTATAATTTGATGTTATCTCGTTGCATCTGAACCATAAAAAAGATACGTTCTAATATTCTTATTTGAATGGTTCATCTTCAGTTAGCAATTCAACTATAAGCAAACATAAAATGCCGATTATATAAAGTGGATAAAACAATATAATAGATAATCTTTGTGATACTCTCTTTATCTTGTTTATCGGTTTTCTAATTTTGTTTCTATTCTTATAATTTGTAGAGTCAATATACAGTTTACAGAATATTGAACCTGCAAATAAATAAAAACATAATGCGATGATGTAACATGTAATTCCCATAGTCGTTATTTGATATATTTGATAAGAACATTTTTCACTGCATTCATCATTTCGTCAATGATTTTGTCTGGATTATCTTGAAGATTAATATACTTCACTTCTTTCTTATGATTAACCCATTCTAAGTTTTCAACAATGTTGTTCTCTTTGTTATAGTCTTTATGAGTAACATCGGATAAGTTCTCCGGGTTAGGGATAAATGCCTGTGCTACTAATCTATGAACTAATCGAAATGATGTTTTTCCGTTTTTGTTTAAGCCAATCTGCATATAACCAAAAGTGTTCTTTACTGGTCTAAGAATTCTATCCGTTTTGACATTCTTAATTTTACCAGTATTTGATACAGCATAATTATTGTTTTCGCCTATTATTTTCCATTCTTCTATCATTACTTATTTCCTTTATATATTTTCTCAATAGTAGATACACTTACTTTTGATGTGTTATAAATAAGTGAGTTTGATGTTGTAGATAAATGATTCAAGTATCTTAGTAAGTCAAAATACTCGTTACTTTCCATGTTTTCTACTTCGATAGTTATTTTTGCACTTACATTTGAACGATTAACTACTTGTTCTAATTCACTAATGGTTTTTATTTCTTCCATATTCTTTTGGTTTGATATATTTATTCTACTAATACCCAATACTGTTGTAATGGCTTTACGAATGGGTGAGATTTTATATGTCGTATGAAGTCACTAAACATTCTCTTATCTCTACCACACTCATTGAATATTTCTTCTTCTGTTAGAGATTTAACATAGATATGATTATCAGGTTCATAAATGTCTATTCTCATTGTAGTATATATGTATTTATATTTAATAATAATATTTTTTAGTGAAAATGGTTAAAACAAAAAAAGGGTGAGTTAGACTCACCCAATAATAAATATATAAGAATTAAAAACGAGTAATATTGTCATATAATACAATTTACTCGTCTAATGATTTAATATATTTTATATATAGTTCATTATATACAAGAAATAAATAACTCACGTTTAATTGTGTAATAAAATATATATTTCAGTCAAAAAAGAAAGGACCAGTTTCACAACTAATCCTTTCCCAAAATATAACAAATATAGTTCTAATATCCTTATGTTTATAAATAATATGTTAGTATAAATGATTCTTATATAATAATAATCTTTTTTTGAATAAGTGGTTAATTCTTTATGTAGACGATTTGATTATCCTTATATTTGTTTTTGTTGTGATTAATCGAAATATGTACCCATTTAGGTTTTATTGTTCCATATTCCCAAATTAGTTGCCTGCATTTTATTTCTTTGTTCTTAATCATACTCAATATTAAGTTGAATAGTTTTAGATTATCTTCTGAACATATATCTGCAGCAGCTCCATACAAGTGATCCGAATTACTCGCACCTTTAAGTGATTTGTTTAATGCCTGACTTCTATAACCTGAGTTAATACGTATTGGTTTATTATATTTGTCTCTTATCGGTTGTAGTATTTCTTTTGCCAGTTCTTTTATGTTTTGTAAGGCATTGTCGTCTGGTTCGTTTGGAATACCCTTTTGTATAGCTGTATTAGAATAAATCATTTCTTCTAACGTGAAGTTGTTAGTTAGTTTCATTAAGTTTATATCATATTTTTGTGTTTTTCCTTTTTTCCTTTTATTTTCCTTTTGAGATTATACATAACATATTAATAATTAAACATTTAATGTGGATTTATTTTCCTTTTTTCCCTTTTTCCTATAATTTGCCTATATATATATTATTTTATTGTTTTTTATATTTTTATTTTTAATTTACTTTTTACTAAAATAAGGAAAAAAAGGAAAAAAAGGAAAATAGTATTGATTACTAATAAGTTAAGCATTCAAATTTTTTCCTTTTTTTTCCTAAATTTTCCTAATTTATGGTAATTTTATCTACACCAGCATTTAAGTGTACCTTTCAAGTAACCTGCTTGTTTGAATTTCCAGCCTTTTTTTAACATCATTTTCTTCAATAATGTCATCGTATTCATACCATATTTCATCTTTACGTAGTCTGTTAACCATCTTGCAGGTATTCTGTTTATGGTTTTCTCTTGTACGAAAATGTTATCGTCTAGTAAATCTGTAACGTAAGCAGTTTTTCTTTCCAATGCTGTGTCATTACGTTTGAGCATTTCAGTGAATGAATAATAGTCTTCAATTTCACCTTTATTATTGGTCAAATATATTCTTTCAAATATCTCATCATATATCTCTTTAATATCATCTGTCTTAATCAACTTAAATTGCTCTTGTATGTTAGATAATTCACTAAATGTTTCACTACTTAGTTCTAAGTCTTGGTCTGGGTTATCTAAATATAATTTATAAGCCGTAGCCCACAATATATCTTTATCATGTTGCATTTGACTTCTTAATCTTTCATCACAAGCGTTAATGCCAGTTTTACATACCAATAACCAGTTTCTTCTATCACCATCACTTATACTTATGTCATTGAACAAAACATCATCATTACTAGTTCTACACATAACTATTCTTGGATAAACAGTAGTTTGTTCGTTCTCGTATTTCTTTTGATATTTCATTCCCATGTTTATTCTATCAACAAACTCTTTAGCAGCATTCACACTAACCTTTTTCAGATTTTCACTTTCACCAAATTGAATCAACCAGTTTTTTGCAATGAGTGGTCCTATTTCATTATCTTTGCCGTTAGGGTCAATCTTATTTAATATGTAAGAATGATTGTTTATGGTGAACATATTATTTAAGAAGTATGTTTTACCGCAACCAGATGCACCTTGTAAGAATAACATATGTTGAAATACGAAACTAGAAGGTTCATCAACAAAAATCTTCTTTACTGCAGCAATAAGGAATTTCTTGCATATTTCTCTTGTTAGTTTAGTATCATCACAATCAAAATATCTAATTGCCCAAGTCTCTAATAAGTCTTCATCAATATTGTTTAAGTCTAATGAGTAGAAATATTCCTTTATTGAATGATAATTATACCAACGTGCAGCATATTTGTTGACAGCATAAGTCAAATCACTTTTTGAAGCCTTATTTGAGAATGTATCGTTGTTCTTCCAGTGAGTTAGTTCATCATTATATTTGAATAAGTGCCATTGAACTTTGTTTGTTTCAGTCCAATATCCATATGTTTTAACTTCATCTTCCAAAATGTCGTATTTCAATAATGTTTCGTTATCAGCGTTTCGATAATATAAGTCGGCATACATTTTATAAGTTACAATGTCATCAGGTATCTTATAACCACTTACTAAATAACGAAAGTCTTTATTCTCCCAACGTGTTTTATAATAATCATTTCTTATGTCTTCTAAGGCCTTCGTGTTTTTAATATTTTTATCCCACCAACTATTATACACATCATATCGTGCATCTTCATCAATGTTTTCTATCAAACCTTTAATATCTGCTTCAATATCTGACTTTTTGACTAATTCTTTGTTTTGGTTTTCTTCTATATATAAATCAATCAACATCTTAACACAATGGGTTTTCCAACTCTTTTTAAATTGATTTATATAAATGTATTCGTTAGGGTCATTATACTGATATCCGAAAGGAATCAACCAGTCAATTCTATGTACGACATTAGAGTTCTTAAAATATCTTTCGTACCATCTGTTTTTGTCTGGTTCATTTATATAGAACTGTGTAGAATGTCCGGCGTTTGTATCATCAGACTCAGGTAATAAGTTTGCAATGTATTCCCACTCCTTATCAACCTTATCTTTATCCTTAAACAATCTTATTAAGGCTTCATAAATGCAGCGTCTATGAGAGTGTGGGTAATATCTTAAATTCTCTTTTGATACTGTTTCTTTACCTTTGTATTCTATTGGTAATTCTTTTGATTTAAATTGTATATTATTTATTTTATATAATTGTTCGAGTTTTATGTCTTCGAGTGTACATTTACCAAAACTCTCATTATTAGTAAATTCTGAATAATATATTTTGTTGACCGTTACGTATGAACCTTGCATTATACTATTTGAACAGTGGTCAAGAACTTTATGACCATTATAGTTAAAGTCAATAATCTGTTTACCATGTTCACCAAATCCATAAAACATTTCTTTTGTATACTTCTCACTTAATATACAACACTTCTTAAAGTTGTCTTCTGTTCTTTCACAATCCCAATACCAAAAGATTCTATAACCCTGTTTGCTATTAGTTAAATGAACGGCATAGAAATTACTAGAATAAATATATTGACCTGATTCATAAATTGCGTTTAATAACTTCTCAATATCAAATGGTTTACAATACTTATAGAAGTATTTACTGTCGACATCACTAAATGTCACTCCGTTCCAATCTTTATAGTCAATAGACTCAGTAACTACTCTATAACCATTCGTAAAGTTTTGAATCCAGGGTTGTGCGTCTTTAGGTTTATTAGAATCGGCATATTTTTGTATTTCACTAAGTGTTGCAACATTCATTTTTTCGTTGCCTCTGCATATAGCATACTTTATTTCATTTGTTTGTTTATCCTTATATTCTCTTGGAATACAATAATTAAATTTAATTTCTTTCATGGTTATTTATATGATATTTTTGGTTAAACATAAATTTATATTGTAGATTTTTATACAGTTCTACTTCTGTCATAGATTCTTGTGAAATATTCTTTATAATATTTTATAGTTTCTTTTGCGTCTTGTATGATTAAATATCTAATAGGTTTAACTTCTGCCCATGTTTTATCATCTTCAAAGCCATCTCCACCTTCAAAACATACATCATTTTCTGTGAAAATAATTTCAGCTCTACATGGGTAATCTTCTTTATCAAAATAGATTAATTGAAGCGAATATTGAATGTTTGATAATATACTTCCTAATAATTTTAATGATACTTTTGTACCTTTATTAAAATTCATAGTTTCTAATATAACTTTATCATTAAAATCTTTACAATCAAAAGTAAATCCATCACGGTTAACCATTGAAGCTAACCATTCATAATTTAACTTTATAATAAATTTTGAGTATTCTTTTGTTTTCATGATTATTAGTTTTATATTTTTAGTTTTAATTATTATTTATATATTTATATGGTATCTCACTACCATCAACAATTTGAACCGTTACGTTCTCTCCTCTGTTATTGACTAATACATTTTGGTGTAGTATAGCCCAAGAAATCGAATTTGCTTGTATACCTAAAAATTTACCTGCTCTATTTGCACTAGTAAAATAATGTTTTGTATCACCAACATTTACTAAAATTAAATTATTGTTTTTCTTCCTTTTCATGATATTTTATTATATTTTTATTAACTTTTATATTTAATAATAATTTAATATAGAAAACATACACAAATATTTTAAAAAAAATTATATGTTATATAGCATAATATAGCATGTTATTATGCATTATTCTTCATCTTTTTTCCACGTTTCAACTAGGTATTCAACGCGGTTTCCATTACGTCTCTTTTTATAGGTAATCCAACCTTCCATTCTTCTGAAATCCATTTGTTCCCAAGCATTCATTTCATTAAATGTTTTCCATTCTTCTTTTACTTTTGAGTACATTATTTATTTTATATATATTTATTAATAATAATCTTTTTTGTATGAGTGGTTTAAAAAAAAATCCACATTCACATAATTTTTTTGCTATATTATTCGAATTTTTTTCCGAATGTGTCTATATTAAGTTTGTGAGTAAAACAAACAAGTTTAATTAAAAATAAATACTTTTCAGACAGATTTGTTATTTCTCAAACTTACCTGTTATAGCGTTCTTCCGAGTAGGTTTTACATTTTCATAAATCAGATCCTTTGTCTCATCTGCATTTACTCTATATATTCTCTTGTATTGGTTCTTTGCAGTGTAGATATAATGGCCAACTTGTGGAACTATAACACCACGATATTCGAAGTCTAACGTGTATGTTTTAGGTTCAATCTTTTCAACCCAAACCTTTGAAATAACATCCCGTACTATTTCTAACTTAGTTTCGAAATTATCAACTTGGTCATAATTCACATGTTGTAATTTCATAGCGTCTTGTGGAGTGTTGAGTATGTTTTGAAGTTCCGTGATTTCTGCATTTAAGGAGTCACGTTTTGTCGTATATGCCTTAATCTCCGCAACGATTGAACTGTTCTGAGCATCAAATAACTCTTTCGTAATATTACCTTCCAAATAAACACTGAGCAACTTCTTCTGTTTATCTTCTAACTTATCAATATTCGTTTTATAGGAGTTGATTAGATTCTTCTTTTCATCAATCTGTCTGTTCGTTTCAATAATTATATCTGTGTTGCTAGTCATGGCCTTGATGTTTGCAGCTATTTTTGCTTCTTCCCATAATAACCATTCAACTGCATCAATATTGACTGTGACGTTATGTTCTTTATCAGTGCTACAATTATACGCTAAAACTCTACCAGCAACAGGAGTCAACATCTTTCCACAATGAGCGCAATATAATCTTCCACGACCTAACCAATTATGTTTGCATTCATATCTAGGTTGGCATCTTGCGGTTTTAGATTTTTCCCATACCTTATTATATAATTCTTTTGATACGATGGGAGGATAACACCAGTTTCCTTCACAATAGACCTTAACTTCAAAGATGTGTCTGATTTTGTGTTGTGCTTTTATATAAGGTAAAGCAGGAAATACGTCGGGCCACTTACTACTTGCCCAAACATATGTTGAGTAGAATGATGCGTCCGGTTCGTTTGCATAATAGTTAAAGATTGCGGATATGATTTTTGAATGGAGTGGGTGAGGTTCCATATACTTATCCTTATTCTTTATATATCCAAATATCGTAGCTCCACCGAACTTCTTACCATTTTGTTTTAATTCGTTTTTTGCTCTAATGAAACGCTCTTTTTTAATGTTCATTTCGTTCTCAGAAATGGTAGCGAACAAAGAGAATACGATACTAGCCGTTGTATCTATCTTAGTTCTATCATCGGTGAGCAACTTAACGTATGGGTTCAATATATATAGTTGTATCTTACGCTCAAATAAATAATCACGCATACTATATAAATCAGCCTGTCTTCTAGATAAACGACTAGGTTCCCAACAAATGACACAATCAACATCTTTATCGTTTTCTATATGCTGTTTGAGTCTTTGTATACCAAGACGTTCTTCTTCTTTGAGTTTAATAGCTGACTCAACGTTCTCTAAGATAATTTGGTTCTCATCCGAATAGCCTAAACGACGGGCTTCGGCTTTTAACTCATTTGTCTGTGCTTCAAGACTTTGCTGACCAGTTGAAACACGTGATAGGATTATTATCTTCTTCCTATCGTTGGTTGATAAAATAATTTTGGCCATAATCCGTTATATTATTAGAATTACGGTACAAAATTATAAAAAAGTTTTGAATTATAAAAATAAAGTTCAAAATATTATTATGGTAGGCCCCCCTGGCAGTGGCAAGAGTATGATGGCCAAGCGCCTGCCCTCCAT